TAAAGCGTTCAAAATCATCAAACCCGAAGGAATTACAGCGGTAGGATTCGACCCGAGCGATGAGGGCGCAGATAGCAAAGGCTTGGTTTTTCGCCACGGCGTATGCGTCATAGATGCGTGCGAGATGTCGACAGGCGACTTTGAAGCGGGCGTCGATTGGGCAATATCTTACGCGCTGCAAAGAAAGCCTGACGCTTTTATATATGATGAAGACGGCATGGGCTGTGGTGTTCGTGCGCCAGTGAATCGCAGGCTTGGAGGGATGCGCGTTGAAATCACAGGTTATCGCGGAAGCAACTCGCCCTCGCAGCCGTTTGCAACGTATTCAAGACCTGATTCGATCGAATCAACGCCAAAATCAAACAAAGAAACATTCTTGAATCGGCGCGCACAAGCCGCATGGATGCTTCGCGATAGGTTTTACAACACATTCAGGCTCATGCGCGGTGACAAAAACATCTCACACGATGATTGCATTGCGATTAACCCCGACTTGGAGGCATTGGATTTGCTGCGCTCGGAAGTGAGTCGTATCCCGTTGAAAAATAATAAAGCGGGTAAGATTCAGCTTGCGACTAAAATTGAAATGAAAGCAATGGGTATCGCATCACCGAATATGTTTGATGCGCTATGTATGGCGATGACAGCAGAACAGACGATTCTTGATGATGATATGATCGGGAAACAAACAAACCTGCTGGACTACAATCCATACGGCTAGGGTGCGCATGAGCGTAAAAACATCGGCAAAGTTGCTGCATGACGATTAACATCAACGCTTGCACTATTGAAGACATTAAGACATCTCTCGGCATTGACTCACTGATATATGAAAACGCATGTGAATCATCCATCCCTGAAATTGGCGAATGCGTTATTGATTGGGCTTACTATCAAGAGTTAGAAAAGCGCGGTATGTTACGCGAGATAGCAGCGTATGATGGTGTTGAAATAGTTGGTATTCTTTCGATTATCGTCACAAAACTTCCGCATTACAGTAAAATAATCGCAACAACAGAATCTTTCTTCGTAAAGTCTGAATATCGAAAGACAGGGCTGGGCACGCAGCTATTAAAGATAGCGGAGAAAGTGTCAGTCCATCTCGGAGCGTCCGCGCTGATGGTGAGTGCGCCGCACAACGGAAGGCTTGAATTTATCTTGCCAAGAAAAGGGTACAGGGAAACAAGCCGCGTGTTTGCGAAGTCATTGAAATGATTGAGTGCAATCACAGTTTAACTGCCCAAAGCGCGGCTGATATTGCTGCGGTGAAAGACGTTGAACAGCACTTGGCAAAATTCAAACAGGTACAGATAGAAATTGAGCAACACATACATGATGGCGTTTATTCGCGCACTGCGTTTGTTCCCGCTGGCATCGTTATCAGCGGGGCTGAAATCATTATTCAAACAACGCTAATTATCAGCGGCGATGCAAGCATATTGACACCGTCTGGCTGGGCTAGGCTAACAGGCTATGTTGTTTTGGAAGCTGTAGCGGGTCGCAAACAGGTGTTTTTCGCACATTCCGACACATATATCACGATGGTTTTCAAAACTAATGCCGATACATTTGAAGAAGCTGAACGCGAATTTACAAGTGAACCCAATAATTTACAAACAAGAAGCAATGCAAAGGGGGAAATGATATGTCAGGTGTAACAGTTGGCACTGTGGCGGCATACGCGGCAATCGCAGGTACAGCATACTCTATTTATTCTGGTGAGAAATCAGCAAGCGCACAAGCAAACGCACAGGATCAGGCTGTAAAACGAGCCAGCGCAAACAACTTGAAGCAACAACAAGCTTTCAACAAGGCAAATCAAAAGCGCCCCAACACATCCAATGCGCTTGCGATGGCACGGCAAGCGGGTAATGCCGGACAGTCAGGAACAATGCTTACTGGCTCACAAGGGGCTTCCCCCACGGCGGGGCAGCTTGGAAAAACCACGCTTTTAGGCGGCTGAAATGGCATCACTTAAGAAGAACAAACTTGCAACACGTTGGAGCGCATTAAAAACAGAGCGCGCAAGCTGGTGGACGCACTGGCGAGATATAAGTTCGTATGTCATGCCGCGCAATGGGCGTTTCTTTGTGCAGGATAGAAACAGGGGCGAGCAACGCACGAACGCAATTTATGACAACACAGCAACAAGAGCTGTGCGCGTGTTGGCAGCGGGTATGATGTCGGGGATGACTTCCCCTGCTCGACCTTGGTTTAAGCTGGCGATTTCAGACGATAAGCTTATGCAAGACACCGACGTTAAAATATGGCTTGCAGATGCAACAACCGAGATGCATAACGTCTTTAATCACTCGAATGTTTATCGTGTATTGCACATGATGTATGAAGAACTTGGCGCGTTCGGCACAGCTTCTTGCATTCTTCTCCCTGATTTCAAGACCATCGTACATGCTTACCCGTTGACCACAGGCGAATATGCGCTTGCAGTGAATTGGAAAGGTGAAGTTGATACACTTTATCGAGAGTTTCAGCGTACAGTTGAGGAAACAGTCGGTGAGTTTGGCATTGATAAAGTAAGTTCAGCGGTTCGTAGCATGTTTGCAAACGGTAACATCGACGCAAAAGTAACCATTATCCACTGCATCGAGCCCAGGTCGGCGCGTGATGCGAAGAAAGTCGATGCTGCAAACATGGCATGGAAGTCTGTTTATTTTGAGTTGACAGATAATGATGGCGAGTACCTGCGCGAAGCAGGCTTTAAGCAGTTTCCTGCATTATGCCCAAGATGGTCAACGGCAGGCGGCGATACTTACGGTGGCTCACCAGCTATGGAGGCATTAGGCGACATTAAGCAACTGCAACATGAACAGCTACGCAAAGCGCAAGCAGTTGATTATCAAACAAACCCTCCGCTGCAAGTGCCAGTCTCCATGAAGCATAAGGCTGTGGATAGATTGCCTGGTGGTATTTCGTATGTTGACCAAAATGCGCCACACCAAGGGATTAGATCAGCATTTGAAGTGAACTTGGATATAAACGGGTTACTGGTGGATATACAAGACGTGCGGCATCGTATTGATGCATCATTTTATGCTGATTTGTTCTTGATGATTTCCAACCAAAACAACCCCAACATGACCGCTACAGAGGTAGCAGAACGGCATGAAGAAAAATTGTTGATGTTAGGCCCTGTGCTTGAACGTTTGCAAAACGAACTCTTGTCATCGCTTATCAACATTACGTTCGACCACATGATGGAAGCAGGTGTTTTGCCCACACCTCCCGAAGCATTGCAGGGACAGGATATAAAAGTTGAGTTGGTAAGCATGTTGGCACAAGCACAGCGTAGCGTGGGTAACAACAGCATTGACAGATTTGTAGGAAACCTTGGTGCAATCGCACAATACAAACCCGAAGTATTGGATAAATTCGATGCCGACCAGTGGGCTGATATTTACAGCTCCGCGCTGGGCATTGACCCCTCATTGATAGCGGACGATGAAACCGTTGCACAACTACGCGAGCAAAGAGCGCAAGCGCAAGCGCAAGCGCAGCAAGCAGCAGAGATGAACCAACATGCTGACACGGCGAAGAAACTTGCTAGTGCAAACACAGGTGATAAGAACGCACTTACGGATGCAACAGCAGCATTCAGCGGATACACCTGATAAGGGTGCGCATGAGCAGGAAAGCACCCCTACACTTCCCCCATGACACATGAATATAATCCACTGAACACTGAAGCCAACAGCGATTCAATGCGCAAGCATGATGAAGCAGCTAAAACCGCAGAAGACCGTGACGTAGATGATTTGAAATGGGTTATGAGTAACAGGCGCGGACGGCGTTTTATCTGTTCGTGTTTGGATCGCGCAGGCGTGTTTCGCTCTTCCTTTAACACCAACGCCTTGACTATGGCATTTGCCGAAGGTCAACGAAACGAGGGGTTGAGGCTTCTAGCGCAAATCAATGAACATTGCCCTGCTCGCTATGCAGAACTGCAAAAGGAGCAATTAGATGGATGAAACCTTATTGACGGACGGCGACAACACCCAAACAGCCCCCGAAAACGAAGGCAGCAAGGAAGAAATAAGCCCAAGCAACGAGCCTAAGGCGGACAATTCGGAAGAGTTAAGCATAGAACAAGTTGATGATTCCAAAAAAGAAGCCCCCCCCGATGATTCAGAAAGCGATACCAAGGAAGGTGCGCCCGAAAGCTACGACTTCAAGCAAACAGAAGGGCAAGAGTTGGATGAAGCCGTTTTGTCTGCATACGGAGAAGCAGCCAAGGAACTGAATTTATCACAATCGGAAGCACAGAAGATGCTTGAAACAATGTCGCCAGTGATGGCACAGCGTCAAGCAGAACAAATTGCAGCCGTGCGTGAATCATGGGCAAGCGATGCTAAATCAGATAAGGAATTTGGCGGCGATAAGCTTACAGAAAACTTATCTGTAGCTAAGAAAGCGATGGATGCGTTCGGAACGCCTGAACTCACCGCGCTTTTGAATGATACAGGGCTTGGAAATCATCCCGAAATCATCCGCGCTTTTTATCGAGCAGGTATGAAAATCAGTGAGGATACATTCGTAGGCGGCGCAAGTAATCCAGCAGGTGAAGCTTCCGTTGCACAACGTATGTACCCAAGCATGAAGCCTTAACAAACGAAAATAGGAGGTGTCAACATGGCACTATTAGGAGCAGGTCAGCTTACGCTGGCAGACTTTTCAAAACGATTGAGTGGTGATGGTAAGATTGACCCCATTGCCGAATTGCTATCACAGCAAAATGAAATCTTAGAAGATGTGGTATGGCATGAAGCCAATCAGCCAACAAGCCACGTTGTATCGGTGCGAACTGGCTTACCCGCAGTTTATTGGCGTTCATACAACCAAGGCGTGCCACAAAGCAAATCAACAACGGCACAAATCACAGAACCTTGCGCAATGATGGAAGCGCGGTCGCAGATTGATGCCAAGCTTTTGCAGCTGAACGGTAACAGCGCAGCTTTCCGTTTGTCGGAAGAATCCGCGTTTATTGAGTCGATGGGTCAGAATATGACTGGCACAATCTTCAACGGTAATGTCGGTGCAAACGTTAAATCATTCACTGGCTTAGCAACGCGCTATTCCACTACGTTGGCAGGCAATGGTGGAAATGTACTTAAAGCTGGTGGTGTTGGTGCAACTAATGCTTCCATCTATCTGGTCGTATGGGGTGAACAGACAGCATTCTGCCCATTCCCTAAAGGTTCAAAAGCTGGATTGTCCAATCGTGATTTGGGAGAAGTTCAAGCATTTGACGCTTTGGGCAACCCTTATCAATCTATGCAATCATTGTTTCAATGGGATGCAGGCTTGGTTGTGAAAGATTGGCGTTATGTGGTTCGTATTGCAAACATTGATGTGAATGACTTTGTTGGCGTAACAGGTACACAATCAACTGTATCTGCAACCAATGTGATTAAAATGATGATGCGTGCGATTGCGCGTATTCCTAACTTCTCAATGGGTCGCGCGGCATTCTACACAAACCGCACTATTCAAGAAGGGTTGATGATTCAATCGCTGGAAAAATCACAAAACGCACTAGGTATCAAAGAAGGCTTGACCCAATTTGGTACGAATTTACGTCAACTTGAATTCATGGGCATTCCAGTCCGTACAGTTGACCAACTCGGCACTGCCGAAACACCAGTGGTTTAAGGAGATATACCATGATTACAGACGCATTACTCGAATTGTCACTGGCGCAACCCGTGACCGTGACAGCCGTCTCAACGAATACCGTTGATTTATCAGTGGTTCGAGACATTGGTGCAGGCGAGGACATTTACGCTCAATTTGCCGTAGATGTTGCAGCCGCAGCCGTAGGCTTGGCAACCGTAACCTTTGAAGTGATTACCTCCGCAGCAGCCGCTTTGACTGCGCCCACGGTGATTTCTGCGACAGGGGCGATCCCTATCGCAGACTTGGCGGCAGGTCGCGTGCCTATCTCTGTATGCTTGAATCAATCGGCTTTGACTACATTGCCCATTGGTCAACGCTATTTGGGCGTGCGCTATACGGTTGCAAGTGGGCCATTAACAGCAGGGTCATTCACCTGCTATATCACCGATGAAGCATCAAACGGTAGCAATAAAATCTACCCGAGCGGCTTTAGCGTACTTTAAGGAGATAAATTATGTACTTACCCGAAGCACGATATATTGCTACTGAAG